ATACGAGAAATGACCATCCCGCCGACAACGGCGAGGACACAAATTCCCATTACCAGGTAATACCACCATTCAACCGCCATTTCGTCCGGCGTTACATCATGCGTGGGCGTTCCTTGCCCGCCGAAGCGTAGAAAATGCTTGCTCATTATTCCGATCCTCCGATAAAAGTGTGGTTATTCTGCATATTCTTTGAGTATCAGATATTGCCCCGCGCAGTAGTTGCATAATTCGCCGAGTGTTTCCGACTGGTTGACGCCCTGAAAGTGGCCCCAATCGTCGGGCTGACCGACCATGCACTTAGTGTCGCAACCTGGGCAATCCCACGCCCTAAAGTTTCCCGCGTGAAATAGGTTCGCAAGCAGCGTCCTGTCCTTATCGTCAAGGGATCTCTGGTTGTACCATTCTTGCAGGTGTTCCTGTGTTTGTCCGTCAATTTCTTCCCATGTGCCAGCCATGTCTCATCCTCCAATATGGCAGGGCCAGCGGCAACCGCCAGCCCCGCCGGGTCCGCCAGTCCGCCGGCGCTACTTCGTCCGGCTGTACATCGTGCAGCGGCGTGCCTTTGTGCGCGTGTTAGTCAAATACGCTCATTGCACGCTTTTTGGCCGCTGCAATGGCGTTGCAGCGAGCAACGTAAAGGCATGTTTTTTTGTGCAGTGAACTCCGCTCCGCACTACACCACTTGTGGCGCATCACTTTATCAATGGTATGTTCGAGCGCAAACCATGCTAACCAGTTCAGCGGGTTGTCCTTGTCCTTTTTCAGCGGTTCACCCGACGCCTCCTCAAGTTCAGCCAACACCGCAAGAATGTCCTTGATATGCTTCTGCGCGAATTTCTCGGTGTCGGTGTAGTAAATGAAGCCACCAACGCCCGCGCCAGCGTCCCGGAAATCTTCGGGGCGTTCCCACACTTCCGACCAGTCCGGCGACATCTGGCGCATTACGGCGCGAAATAGCCGTTCTTCTGCCTCGTCGTAGCAGGTCGCGTCAATAACTGTTCCCATTTTCATAACCCTACCCATCCCAAATAATTCCCATGTTCCCGGTACTAATCAAATCGCGCTGAGCGCGTTATCAAAAGCCATATCCGCGTCAATACCGTGAATTTCCCGCGCCGGCTCGCCAGTCTTAAACAGTGTGACCATGTTGGGGAATTGCGGCTGGTGTATAATTTCCGCATCCCACAAGCCGCGCGCCACCTTGCCGGTATACACTCGCCATTTTTGAGAACTGCGCTTCACTACTATCATCTTCCCATCTCCCTAATAAACCCTTGTTTCCCAATCCATCTACTAGTATTATAACACGGGTTTATTATATTGTCAAGGGTAATATCAGGTTTTTTTGAGAAAGTTTTTTTTGGAAAGTTCACACAAATTGATTTGTTCAGCTTGACAGACTGGACAAAAGGTTGTACGGTAATCCCAGAGATAGAATTGATTTGTAATGAGAAAACTCACTCAAAAACAACAAAAAGCGGCGCGGAAACATGCGGAATGTCTCAACATGACTGAGGCCTACGCCTATGCCTATGATTGCTCAAAAATGAAGCGCAATGTGATTTGTCAACGAGCATGGGAATTATTTCAGTTACCGCATGTCGCGGCCTACGCCAAAAAGTTGCGCGACGAAGTTATGTCGAAATCCTGCCTGAGCAGGCGCGAGGCGCTGGAGATACTGGCCTCGATCGCGCGGGGGAAGTTGGCCGCTTACCTCGAAAAAAACGGGGACATCAACTCTAGTAAGCTGGTGGAATCGGGGGCTGATCTTGAGGAGGTGGCGATCGCTCACAGCAGGTATGGCACGAGCCGCAAGGTCCGAATCCGCAATCCCATCCAGGCGATCGAGCGGATCGCGAAAATGTGCGGGTGGGACAAACAGGGAACACTGGAACTGGATGGGGTGTCAATCAATCTCAATCTCGGAGGTAAGAAGGCATGAGCGCACTATTCGCGTCGAAAAAGTTCAAGGTCGCACTGGCCGCAATCATGGTGTCGGTCGCGGGCGGACTGACCGGTGAGTTGTCATGGGAGAAGGTCATTATGGCCTCCCTTGCAATCGCCGTGAGTTATATCATCGCACAGGGCGCGGCTGACATCGGCAAAGAAAAGGCCAAGGCGGAGGCAAAGTAATGGCTACTGCACCTAGACCAAAAGACGGACGCGGCGGGGGGCGTGGCACATCGGGTGGTAGACGTGGCGGACGGAATACTGGCGGATGTAAAGCTGGTGGCCCGGGGAAGGGCAAGGGCGCCGGACGCGGCTCAGGCAAAAACAGGAAAGGATAATCAAAATGGCTGAGACATTGGCGACGCTTACGGCTGCGTTGGCTGCCATCAACGGGCTGGTATATTTGTTCACTATCTTCGGAAAACTGTTTATGATGTTCCGGTTTGGCACGTCGTTTTATGACCTTGTGGACACGCTGTACGCGGCGTCAAACACTCCAGAACTCAGGGACATCCTCGTCCACGCAGGCGGCGGGAATTTCCTGCTTGAAATGGACAAGATGGAGGGCGACGCGAAGAAGCTCGCAAAGGAAGCGGACATTACACGCGCAGAAGTCCAGAAAATTGCTTATAAGTATAAAATCATCTTGCGCGAATACAAAGCACAGGCGCTCCGAGAGAAGCAGCGCGCACGGAAACCAGGCTGACAGTATCACGTTTTTCTACTTTTACGAAGGAGTTTAATTATGGCGAAACATGAATCGGTTGTATTGGGCGATGTTCTGGCAAATCGAATTGATGTCAAGACGCTCAAGGTTGGCGGGGACCCGCTCAACGGTACAGACGCTACCGCTCTGGTAACGGGTGCGACTATCACGGTCGGCGATGAGGCCGAAAACTCTATCAACGTGGCTGTGCAGCTACAGGATGGGGCTGGCAATGATGCTGCAGCGATTCAGCATGTTCTTTGCTATCTGTCTGATGACTCAGGTGGCGATGGAGTTTGCACGACGGCGCCTGATGGCGATGTCGCAATCGGCACAGACGGCACGATTATCTGTGAGCATGTTACGGACAAGGTGTTCCAGATTATGACCGAGGCGGACGGTGAATTCGACCTGGACATCGGCGAGGCCGGCGGTATAGGCAGCGGTACGGGTTCGAGTCCAGGAGTCGGCATTCTCTACCTGGTGGTTGTCCTGCCTACGGGTAAACAGGTTGTTTCTGGCGCGATTACGTTCGCCGCATAATTGTTTTTCACAACAGCGCGGAGTCGCCAATATGGTAAGGCACTGGGTTCAACTCCCACCTCCGCTCCCACCTCCGCTCCCATTCGGTGAACCATGCTGAATATCAACTATCACGCCGAACCTACTGTCAGCGAGTTTCATCAGTCGGATGCAATTGTCCGGGGCATTATGGGGCCGATCGGGTCAGGCAAGTCGGTTGGCTGCTGCATTGAAATCTTGTCCAGGTCAATGCGGCAGCTACCGGACAGCCAGGGCGTCAGGCGTACCAGGTGGGCGGTGATACGCAATTCGTACCCTGAACTGCGCTCCACGACAATCAACACGTGGCAGGAGTGGATTCCTGAGCAGATATGTCCGATTACATTTGGCGCACCCATCGAGGCGCGGCTGAAGACCCGGTTGCCGGACAGAACCCTGATGAATATGCACGTCTACTTCCTCGCACTGGACAAACCGAAGGATGTCAAAAAACTTCTCTCGCTGGAACTCACTGGGGCATGGATCAACGAGGCGCGCGAAATAGATAAAACAATTGCACAAGCGGCTCTATCGCGTACAGGCAGGTTCCCGCCCAAACGTGATTGCGAGGAGATCACCTGGTCCGGGCTGATTATGGACACCAACCCACCTGATGACGATCATTGGTGGTATAGGCTGGCCGAAGACGTTCAGCCGAAGGGCTGGGTTTTCTTCAAGCAGCCTGGCGCATTGGTCCCTGTCAAGGATGACCGCGGTCGAATTGTCACCTACAATGCTAACCCGCTGGCCGAGAATGTCCAGAACCAACCGCTTGGCTATCAGTATTGGATGCGTCTGACAGAGGGGACTGACCCGCAATGGATTCTAGTTCACTGCTGCGGGCAGTATGGGAGTGTGTTCGATGGCAAGCCGGTTTATCAGGGAAGTTACGATGATGCGGTTCACCATTCGCCACAACCTCTTGGGGTGTTTCGCGGACTGCCTATTTTCATGGGGTTTGACTTTGGACTCACGCCTGCCTGTGTCGTCGGCCAGGTGACGCCCACCGGTCAGTTGCGGATATTGCGGGAGCTTACTTGCACGCGCGGTGGTATCAAGCAGTTCGCTACAGATGCGGTTAAGCCAATGCTGGCGACATTGTTTCCAAACATGCAGGTCATATCATCTGGTGATGAGGCAGGCGGTCAGGCATCGCAGGCCGACAGCGACCTGAATTGTTTCAATCAGTTGGCTGCGCTCGGCATACCCACGCGCAAGGCTCCGACCAATAAGCTGCTACCACGCCGGCAGGCCGTGATTGACCGCCTTACGCGCATGTCGGATGGTAAGCCTGCTTTCCTGCTCGACCCATCATGTAAGATGCTCAGACGGGGGTTCCTGGGCGGCTACAAGTTTGAGCGGGTGCAGGTGTCTGGCGAGGAGCGGTATCGAGATATCCCTGCAAAGAACAAATTCTCACATTTGGCGGACAGTTTACAATATTTAATCCTGACTGTAGATACAGTTCAATCCTATGATTCAGTGGTTGTTCCGCCAGCCCCGCACCCCACATGGGATGGTATGATTTGACAAAAAAGTTGACAGGTGTTGTGGTATATGATATGGTTTTGATAGATTGATTGTCCGAAAGGGTCGTTTGAGTGCTTGATATCAAAAACAATAATCAGCTTGAGGCCGAGGAAAAGGCCGCGATTGATGCAAGTGAGCAGGAAGAGCAACCTGTAATCACCTCGCTCGCCGCCTATGTTCGCAAGGCATTTACGGACGCCGAGCTACACCGCCAGTCGAATGACGTGACCTCGCGCCTGCTGGCCAGTCGTCGTCTCAAGTCGGGCAAATATGATGCCGAAAAACTTCAAGCGATTCAGCAGAAGGGCGGGACACAGCTCTTTTTCAACATTACGGAGACCAAGTGCGAGGCGTTTGAGGCGTGGATGGCGGATGTCTTCGCGCCGACCGGGGATAGGGCATGGGATGTATCGCCGACCCCGATACCAGCATTGCCGACCAACATTTCTCAAAATGTTGTAGAAGCCACTATCGCGCAATTCCAGAATTCCGCTGACGAACCCGTACCTGAGCAGGTGATGCAGTATGCCACAGACCTCTATGACGAGACATTGCGTCAGATGTTTGATGAGGCGAAAGAGCGATGCGACCGAATGATTCGGAAGATAGAAGACCAGACGCTTGAGGGCGGATTCAATGATGCCTTTGTACAGTTTGTGAGTGATTTGGGGACATATCCATCAGCGATATTCAAGGGGCCGGTATTCACACGCAAGCAGCGGTTGAAATGGGTTGACAATAAGGTTGAGGTAGTTGACGAGATTATCCCCACATGGGCCTGTGTGGACCCGATGAGCTTTTATCCCGGCCCGAATGCGCGGCATGTCAACGAGTCGTATATCTGCGAACTGATTGACTACGACCGACGTGTCCTCAGTGAGATGCGGGGTGTTGAAGGTTGGAACACGAAGGCGATTGAGGAAGCGTTGGAAATGTCAGCCGGCATATTGGGTTCTGCGGGTGGGCTTGGCGGCGAGAACGTGATAGGAAGCATGGAGTCCGCCTCGTTAGAAGATCGCGCGATAGACCATAATGCAGGGCTTCCTGATGCAACTATTTCAGCCGTGGAGTTCTGGGGCAGCATTCCTGGCAAGATGCTCACAGAATGGGGGATGAAGGGCATTGAAGACCCGTTCAAGTATTATGAGGTAAACTGTGTTCTCATCAAGCACATCGTTGTCCGCGCGGTACTCAACCCTGATCCGCTCGGTCGCCGTCCGTACTATGTCACCTCATTTATCAAAAACAAAAACTCGCTTTGGGGGCTGAAGTCTATCCCGGAGAAGATGGAAGATTGTCAGGAGGGCGTGAACGGGGCGCAACGTAATATGTTGAACAATCTTGCCATAGCATCAGGCCCGCAGGTCGCGGTAGACATTGACGCAATCCCTCCTGAGCATGTTCCAACACTGACGAGAATATGGCCGTGGAAGGTGTGGCCATTCAGGGGCACGAAGACACAGGGTCGCAACCCCATCACGTTCTTCCAGCCGAATTCCAATGCAGATGAGTTGATTCGCGTGTCGGAGTATTACGAGAACAAGTCCGATGATCGGACGCTGATCCCCAGGTACGTTTATGGCAACGAGAACCTGGGCGGCGCGGCACAAACAGCGTCCGGGCTTTCGATGCTGATGAATGCTGCGTCTCGCGGGATCAAGCGGGTTATCAAAAATGTAGACAGGGATGTACTTCGTATTGCCATTGATCGCCTTTATACATGGAACATGCTCTATCTTGAGGACGAATCGCTGAAGGGCGATGCGCAGATTATATCTCGTGGCGCGCTTGCGCTGTTGATTCGAGAGCAAACACAGCTTCGCCGCCAGGAATTCTTGAACATGACGAACAATCCCACTGACTTGCAGATTGTAGGGATAGAGGGCCGAGCATCGTTGTTGCGCGAGGTGGCAAAAGGATTGGACATGCCAGTCGAGAAGGTCATTCCAAACGAAGAAGAATTGAAGCAGCGGGTACAACAGCAGCAATTGGCACAGCAGCAGCCGGCAGATGCACAGCAGGGGGCGGCATAATGTCAACCAGCATCAGCCCTGAAACACTGACGAAGGCGCTCGCGCAACGGAATTGGCGTATCATTTATAATGTTTTGAGTATGGATAACTTCCGCCAAAGTGCCGGCAGGCTGGAAAAGCCCGCGAATGAAGGCGAAAGACGCTGCCGCCAAGAAGGTGGGGCCCGGGGTTGGGACTGAGCATCTTCGCCCCTCTAAGAAGAAAACGCCAGCGAAGAAGGCAGCGAAGAAAGGGCCCACTGGAATGGCGTACAGAGTCTAATCGGGAATACAATGTCAACACGATCCAGGGCCATGCGGCGACAGAAAGAACGAGACGCCTTGAGGGAGGGGCGCAAGCTCTTCCAGCAGGCTCTGAGAGTTGGCGAGGACGTTGAAGCAGGATTGATGAACACTGTTAATTCCTTGCCATGTTGGCGACGCATGAAAATTGCGTGTCTAATTTTGGTAGGAAAGTGGAGATAATGAAGCAGCCTGATATTGACACATTTGGCAGTATTGTTCGGTTGTCCGGCAATCCAGACTGGGAGCGGTGTGTCAAATGGCTGAATGATAGTTTCGCGGAAATGCAGGATCAGATGTTGACCATATCTGAAGACCGGTTGTCTGCAACCCGGAGTCAAGCCTCTGTGTTGCAAGAGATAACAGAATTTATCACCTCGGCCCCGGATGTAATTCGTGAGGCCAATAAATATGTCAGGGAACACCGCAACGTGGCGGCTCCTAATATCCCGTGAATACCTGCAAATGCAGGCTCACAAGAAAGGCTGTAATACCATGACGGAAGGCATCCCGACAGTGTTGCAAGAGCAGGTAGATAGTTTGGCAAACACTCAGACCGATAACGGCGCACCCGCGTCCGCTCCGGCTGAACCCGTTACGCCTCCGACTACACCGCCTGCTGATGACGACGCATCGCCAGTCGAGCCACAAGTGCTGGAAGAAGCTCAGACTCAGGGCGCGCAAGTTTTGGGGAATACCGCACAGGCTCCCCGTAGCGCAGACGACGTTGACCCGTGGAAGCACAGGTACGATGTCATCAACGGCAAGTATGTGGCAGAAACCGGACGGCTCAGGCAGGAGTCGCAGGCCAAAGACGAGGAGATAGCGAACTTGCGCAAGCAGGCGGATAATCCGTTACCGGATGATTCGCCTGGCGGTAATCCGATTCCGAGCCCACAATCAATCTCCGATGACGAAGTGAAGAAATATGTCACCGCCGAATTGATTGAGGAATTTGGGATTGATTATTGGAAGCAGCAGGTCGCGCTCCAGAAGGCTATGCAAGTCCCGCCTCCGCAAGCCGATTCGAGCCGCATTCAGCAGGTTGAACAGCGGCTTGAAAATCAGTCTCGCCAGACATTCTATACCGAGTTGACGGATCTGGTTTCTAATTGGAGGCAGATCAATAGCAGCAGTGCATGGAATGACTTCCTCGGTCAGTTCGAGGAGCTTACTGGCGCGACATACGAGGCGTTGTTGATTGATGCGTACGACAACTTTGATTCTGTTCGGGTGTCGCAACTGTTTCAACGGTTCAGCAGTCTTCACAAGCCCGGTAACAATGCGAATGCTGACAACGCGGTGATTGGTAACCAGGTAGTTCCTACCCCGGTTCACAACTCGCAGTCACCGGATGCCGTCAACAGTAGTACCATTT